CGGGTCTCAACTTGATTTCGTCGTAATATTTACTCTTGGTTTCTTCCAAAAAGTTTTTAGCTTTTGCAACTTCTTCTTTAAACGCAATTTTTTTCTTGCGTATATCTCTTTCCTCATCTATATCTTCATCGTAATCGTAGTCTTCTAATAGTAGGCTAACGTCATCCGATTCTAAATAAGGTTTTGTTTTTTTATAGTATTCTTTTAATAATGTTTTATCATCAACAGAAGAATAATCTGCATTTAATCTAACATAGTCTTCAACAGTTCCGCCGGTATCTTCCATAAAAGTTACAAGCTTTTCAATGTTTTCTGGTAAAGGTTTACCTAAAATCTTTTCATCTCTTACGGCTTCTTTTGCTTCCTGAACTACTTGCTTTACTTCTTCAGTTATTTCTTGCAGCGGCAAATTTTCTTTAACATCTTCAATGGACCCTGGGTTTCCCTGTCCCACTTCTTGCAATCCCACTTGGGGTTGTTCTGTATGTAACACGCCGCTCTCTGCGCTTTGCTCTTGAATGGCATTTGCTTCTTGTTTTAATTCGTCTTTAGGTATAACAACTTTTGTTACATCTGGCTGCAAGTCTATTAAAGGTTCTTTAATGCTAACCTTAGTTATTTCATTACTTTGATTTGATAGTTGCTTAGGTTTCTTAGATTTACCTTTTAAACTAAAGTCTCCTTCCTGCTTAACAGGTTCATTTGTTTTTGTTTCTGACATAATATAATATAATTAAATAATTGTTTGCAATTTTAACTAGGGCCAAACTCTTCTAGTCCAAAACCACCCAGAACATCATTACCTGATGATTCAAAATTCTTAGGTAATCCTTCTGTTTGTCTTTGTTGTATTAGTTCGGATTGTTGTGTTCCTTGTAATTTTATTCTTTGATCTTTCCTATCTTCAATTTCTTGCTCTTTTGCTTTTGTTGCACCCATTTGAGCCTGAGCTAGTTGTATATTGTATTGAAACTCTTCAGCCATTAGCTCTCTTTTTACTTGAGCCTCTGTCTGCATTCTTTGTATTTCAAATTGTGATTTAGCTTGTTCAATACTAACTTTCTCCTGAGTTAATGCTTGTTGTTTTTGAACTTCCGCCATAGCCGCTTTTTCTGCAGCTTGTGCATTAGCTTGAGCTTGAGCTTGAATATTTGCTTGCTGTTGCTCTTGTTCTCTTTTAATTTTTTGTGTTTGTCTTAGCTTTATAAATTGATTGGCTAATTTAGTATTTTTTATTTCTCGTATATCTATTGCATCAGATAAAGCAATTGCTCCTGTTTGCAAAGCCATTTGAATGTTTTGCTCAAGCAAAGCTTTTTCTTCCTCTTCAGGCTCTAGTTGAATATAAATACCAAAATCATGCAATTGTAAATTCATCAGTTCTTCTAACGTTTCAACATTAAATGTACTTATAGAATTTATTAAAGAATTTTCAGTTAAAGGGTTTTGAATTAAATCTGCTACTTTTAAACTTACGTTTTCACAAGTTCTAACTGTTAAGTATAATAACGACTCTAGTAAATGTTTTGTAGCTGTGTTTGAAGCGTTAGCGGCCATTTTTTGTAATCCAAGTAGAGCATCTTTATCTGGAGCACTACCATCTCTTGCTTCGTTTAAACCGGTTACATCTCTTATCATTTGAAGATAATATTGATACGTACCAATTAAACTTTGTATTTTAGCTTGTCCAGATGATGATGATAATTCTTGAATAGGAACTTTACCTCTATTTAATTCACCGTCTTGTGTAAGTGATCTACCTACAATAGAACCAGTTTGAAAATACATATTCAAAGCTTCCGCTGGATTATAATTAGTTCCATTACCTAAATCAACTTCAGCTAAACCATCCATATCTAAGAATACACCATCTGGTACTATTCTAGACATTACTTGTTGTAATTTTAAATGAGTTAATTGAATCATATCAGCAAAACCTGTAATTTTACTTACTAAAGATTCTATTCTACCTTTATACATTCTAGGCGCGGATATGCAGTAATTCATATCTACCTTAGTTGTATCAGCTGTAGGTCTAGTCATATTTTCTGCCATCTTCCACTCTAGCATGTAATTATTGCCGAGAACTTTAGCTCCAGTATATAAAACTTCTATAGATCTAGATACTCTTTCAAAATTATCATTTTCTGGCGGATTAAAGGTGTCAGGTTTTTCTAATGTTTTTTCTAAGCCTTGATCTGTTTTCTTTATTTTAAACACTTGATCAACATAAGTCTTGTACTCAAAGTACATAACCTGCACAGTGTTTTGATCATAATTTGCCCAACCAGTAACGTATTGAGAATTGCCTGGCATATTTTGTATTCTTTGAAGCTCTTCATCTGGTATATCCGGAAATTGTTTTTTTAATTCAGGAATACTAATAGCTTTAACTTCTCCTACATAATATAAATCTTCAAAATTAGGATCTTCTGTATAAGAATAAACAATACGAGCAGGATCAACATAATCAATTTTAATACCCTCAGCTAAATCAAATCTTGTTTTTACTGCTCCAATACCTAAAACAGTTAAATCGTAAGCAACTCTCGCTTTGGTTTGATCATACTTGTTAAACGCTAAAACATTATTAATAACTTCTTCTTCAGCTATTTCAACATTCTGCTTGTATGTCATTTGCATGTGAATATCTAATTCTTCTTTGCTTTCTGGAAGATCTTCTAAATTTCCCGTACGAGCCATATCCATTCCTAATTCTTGCTTTATATTTTCAAGCATAGGTTTGGCATTCATATCTTGTTCAATAGCAGCAGCATAATCTGTTCTGCTTTTTACAGAAAAAGGATCTTGTGCAAAGGTTGAGATATCGTATGATTTATTAGCCATACCATTAACAACAATGTCTACAAATTTAGATATAACAGCAACAGGTTTCCAGTCTAAATTAAGATAAGATAAATCACCGTTTATTGATAATTCATCTTTGTATTTTTGAACACTTTGTTCACCTCTAGCATATAATCTTAATCTATGAAAAGTAGCATAAGATTGAACATACCTATTACCCGCTCTGCCTTCCTGAAACCATTCGCCTTCTATAGCTCTACCTACCTGTATACCGTAGTCTAAGCTAGACTTTTCAGCCTCGCTTACTACTTGATTTGGAAATGAACTGTTAGTATTAGTCTGTATTCTCATTTATTTTATTATTTTAGACATACCGCCTTTATTGTCGTATCGTTTAATACCTAAATCTATAGCTTTATATTGTATCTTAGCTCTAGGTATATATCTATTTTTATTGCAAGCCATTAATGCTAATCCTGAACTTATAGAAGCATCATGCTTTGTTCTGTTGTTTATATTAAATCTAGCCCAATCCTCTAATGTTCTTTGAAAATACATATTTCCATATCCCGTTTCTAATAATCCTACTCTGGTGTTTATGTATGTTTCTATAGCTGCAGCATGTGCTTGTTTTATATCTTCACTTGAATTAGGTATTCCACCTATTTCTCTTTCTGTTACTGAAAGCTTTAATTTATCGGGTCTGTTCATAGAGTAACCTCTATAGCCTCTTCTTTTAAAATGATACAACAATCTAGGCTTATTGTTTTCAGCTAATATCGGCATACCATAAAATACACAAGCCATCAATACATCTTCAAAAAATATTTCAGCGGTTTGTGGTCTAGCTATATATTCTAAAAAAAAATGATCTGAAGGAACATTTTCCATACTAAATTTCGTTAAGCCATGTAAAGAACCATTAGATCCTCTTCCGTCTACAGTACCTGATATATCATAACTATCACATCCAAAAGCACCACAGTGCTCGTTTCCTGGATATTTTTTACCATTTTTAATTATCATTCGGTTTTGCAGCTCAATTGGCGGCACCCAAGACACTTTGAATCTACCATCTTTATTTGGTATAAATATAACTCTAGAATCTTTGACACCATCTTGCCATTGAAAACTACCTGTAGTTATAACAGCTGTATTTTTTAAATCAGCATTATAATCTATTTGCTCATATATTTTAGCTAGGTTAAATAAAGATTCTTTAGCTTCGTCTCTGAAAGCGTGTTCTACTGTTCTTGGAAACTGACGATAAAATTCATTAAGACCGTCTTGATCTTCTTTCAATCCTTCAACTTCGTTTTGCCAATACTCTATTACGCCTGTATCAATTAAATCTCCTTGAGGTCCTTCAACCGGTTTTTTTGGTGTATTGAATACAGGTAAGCCATAAGAATCAATGTATCCTTCGTAGTTCCATTCCATAGGTATGAACAAAGAATAGAGTCCTGAACGAGTCTGTCCATTGGCGTTTCTTTTGTTAACGTCTGAATCATAATATAATTTCTTGTAGTTAGCTCCTCCTTTGTCTAATGCGTTTGATGTTGATCCCATCATGCACTTGCCTATAATTCTAGATCCTAATCTTAAACAAGTTTTAGTTACCCTCCAGTTGTTTAATATATTTGTGGGTTTTTCCCACTTGCCACTTTCATCGTGTACTAATAGTTTTAATTTTTCACCGTCGTACGAGTTGTCCCCTGTGTTCTTCCAGTCGATCGTTGTGTCGAGCCCGGAAATCTCCTTAAGTTTCTCGTTGGTGTCAAGTTTCTTTCTGGTAAACTTCGACGCTGGTACTCTGTACGCGAGTTCTGTTTTCGGCCTGTCCATACCATCCTGGATTGGCTTGAAGAAGAAGGGATAATTAACCGAGATGGGTACGACCTTATCAGTAAACATCTTTTTGGCGTCTGGCCCGGACTTTGATAAAATGCCAAATCTTGAATCTGTGGATATTGTTGCCTGATTAACCGTCTCGCCTGATGCCATGAAAGAGAAACCTGACCGTCTGTTCTTAAGATAACACATTCCGTAACACCGTTGATCTGCCTTACAACCTTCCCAGAATAAATAGAATAATCTGTTTGATTCCCTAAAGTCTGGCTGCCCAACGTCAATCTTGGACCACTGCAGGTACATGTAGTTAGTGCCAGTAATATAAGTAGGCTTGTCTTTATTAATAAACCAGAAGCCGTCTTCACGCCTTTTAAACTCTGTGTCAATATAGTCATACCATTTTTCTTTAAATTCAACGGGATATTCATCCCAGTCAAATACTGATTTAATTCTTTTTAATTCTTTAGGATATTCTGTATGTTCCCATTTATTAGTTGAAAACTCTTTTATATCTTTTTCTTTAGGTAAAGCTATTCTTAATCCTTGTATATTATATATCTCTCCTATTTCCCCAGTTTTACTTATTACAACAAAATCATATTCTTTATTGTAACCGTACTCCCATTTCTTATATCTATTTAGTCTACTTAAAACTTTAGGTTTTATAGCATCCTTGACAACATGGTATAATGTTTGCTTATACATTACCTAGATCTTCCTTCTGCAAATCCTCTAAAAGCTTTTTCTTCTTTTGCTTCTTTTGGATTATCATTCAACAAAGCTTCTTCTGCTTCTATTCTAGTAAGTATTTCGAAAGCATCGAATATAGCTAATTTTTTTGTAGCCGCAGCATTTTTTAATCTATCAGCTGTTATATCATCACCTGAATCAACAATAGCTTCTTTAGCTACTTTAATTAATTCTTCAACTGCTTTTTGCCCAGCTAGGATTATACTCTTCTTCGTTTCCTTCGTGTTCATACTTAATTACAATATCATTAGATTTCATACAATAAACTCTTTGTTCGTCTATAACGAAATCCCATTCACTGTTAGGCGTGAAGCCTACTACATCCCCTGGGACTATTTTAAGCGCTTCTAAGGACTTATTACCATATTTTAATATACCAATAAGCTTTTGTTCTTTATCTAGCTTTAAAGAGTCTTTATTTTTTAAAGGCATTACGAAACATCTGTTTCCAAATGATTGCCAATCCCCTGTGTTCTTGTACAAATATATTTGATCGATAGCACAAAAATATAACCCATCTTTAAAAAATGATCTACTATTTTTTTTAACACCTTTCATATCATAGAATACTCTAAATACATTTTGGTGCACTACTATTATATCTCCTTTTTTTATATTTGTTTTAAAAGCTTTTGGCGTTTCTACAACAATAGCTAAATTGTTTACAGATTTCCAACTTTCTATTTTAGTATTTAAAATTAAAGTTTTATTACCAATCTTTTTTTCGTTTTCGTATCTATCACCAAAAGGCTTGATAATAAAATCATATAAACTTCTCATCAATATTCTAAATCATACTCAACAGATATAGCCATGTTAGAATTAAATTTCTTCCATGGCATTATCTCGTTTTCTTTTTTTATGTAAATACTGTAAGAGTTGTTTTCTTGATTGTGCAGTATAGCTGATATAGTATGCCCTCCATAAACCTGTTGTCCAACTGCGTAATGCATTGCATCATTTTTATAATCAGAGCCTATACTAATTTTTCTTACGACTGAATCCATTATTCTACAATCTCAAGCTCTTTAGCTTCTTTTTTTACTTCAGTGTAACTACCATCAATTAAATTTATATTTATTTGACCATACTCTTTTTCTAACTTAACTTTTATTTCTTGCATTTCTTTATTCGCTTCCGCACTAGCAAAAATTAAGTCTTGTTTTCTAGCCTCCAAATAACCTACGTCTAGTAATATAGCGTTGATTTTCTGTTGAATCTCTTTAATCGATTCTAATTGCTTTTTTGTAATTTTTTTTACTTTTGACATTTGATTTAATTTAATTGTTTATATTAATATAGTTACGTGTATATTAGTTATTTACATATAACTATATCCGCGTCTGTCACTGTTGTAAAGCCTGTTATGTAATCTACAGCTATTGGTAATACACTTCCAGCAGCTACTTTAAATTCTATACTTTGAGCAGCGACTGGTATTCCAGCATTTACAGCTGTAATAACAACTGTACCATCAGCACCACCTGCTTGAACTACAGTAACTATATCACCCACGTTATAGCCAGACCCTGCTGAATCCCCTATAACAGCTGTATCAATAACGCCACCTGTTTCGGTAATAGTTAAAGTTAAACCTTGAGCCATATTGTTAGAACATGTTGTTGGTAGGTTTGCTAAAGCAGAATAACCAGTTCCTCCGTTTAACTTGCTTAATGTGCTTACAGAGCTTAAACTAGTGCCTGAAGGTATAACTTCAATAGCACCATCAACACCGCACCATATTAGTGAACTATTTAGTAAAGTTCCTAAGTTACCTGATTGATTTTCAAAAACCCAGGCTGGTTTGCCGTCTGGAGTCCCTGTCTTACCTACAGCCCGCATTGCTTTTCCAAATACTCCTGCTGTTATTGGATATTGTCCCATATTTATTTTTGTTTATTTATTTTTATTGAATAGTGGCCCTAGTTTGTCCACGATTTTTTCACCACTTCTACCTATTACATAACCACCAATACCTATTTCTAATAAGCTCCAGAATTCTGGTTCTAAAACAGGTGTTACTAAGTATGTCGATAACTGTGATATGAATTTTGTATATATTATTATAAAGCCGAATGATAGCATAAGTACCGGTCTCCAGCTTCTTTGCAACCAATTACCTTTAGCTTCAGCTACAATAATCTCAGTTTGCATTCTCTGCAGCTCTAGCTGAGCATCTTGTAATACTTTAAATATTGCATTTCTAGCTTTGAGTCTTTCTTCTTCGCTGGTGAATAGGTTGTCAACCACATCGCCAACTTGTTTGAATACTTTA